AAAAAGAAGAGAAAAAGGAAAAAAAGCCTGCAGAAAAACCGGCTGAAGCTCCTAAGGAAGAGAAAAAAGAGGAAAAACCTAAAGAGGAGCCGAAAAAAGAAGAACCAAAGAAGGAAGAGACATTCAAAGCTGGTGGATTGGAATGGAAAGTTGGTGAGAAAGTAGAGGTTGCGAAAGAATTAGACATAGGGCAGATTGAAGATGATCTTGCAGCGGGGCAGGACATAGAGAAATACAAAAAGGGTCAAGGAAAACTTGGAAAAATTAAGAAGCATAAAACGGGTGCCATGGTTGATATCGTAATGCCAAATGGAGATGTTCTTGAACTCGATGCAAACAATGACGAATTTTTCAAGTATCCAAGGAAACCAGACAAGGAAGGTGAAGTAGAGGGAATCAAAATCGGAGACATGGTTGAACTCATAGACAAAGATGCTATTGAACAGTATGGTCCTGGTGGTAAGGTTGTCGATATCGTCGGTTCTCCACCAGATGTGATATATGAAATAGAGTTTAAGGATGGAGATGCAATCGGATTCACAAGAAGTGAAATCTCTAAGTCTGGATCTGATGAGCCTGGAGGATTCTCTTTCGGTGGTGGAGGGGAAGAACCGGAGGAAGAGAAGAAAAATGCTCCGATATCCTCTGATGGAGAATATCTGATTGTTGGTGACAAAGTGAGGTACGTTGGAGATGAAAAGGATCTGAAGAATCAGAGGGGTAAGATTAAGTCCATAGACAAGAAATCTTCTGATCTGAAGATTGCGTGGGATGATAAGAAAGTTCAAGAGAAATATTCTCCAGATGCGTGGTGGAGTGCCAATCTTTTCAATAGATCGTTCACTCTCGATCCGGATCTGAAACAGGGAATCAACTGGATCAAGGGTGATGGTAGTTTCAACAAAAGAAAGTCCATACACGATCATGGCGATATCATTGATTGGGCAAACGACGGAGGTATCAGAGTCCGTGCTGCCGCTGATGAAGACATAATGGATATCCAATACTTCGATCAACATGTAACACTGGAAGCGTTGGACACGTTGATGGATCTCATCAATTACAATACTCAGAGAAAGGGATATGCTCTATTTGAAGTTCATCATGCTCCAGATGAGGACCACTCTAAAAAGACAGAAAAATTTGAGAGTGTGGATCGACTTCTTAAATGGCTCAAGAATTACAAGAGTATTGTTCGTTCTTGGAAACAAAAGAAGGAAGATATCGATATAACACAACTCTCTGCCGACATGAATATGGATGAATACTTCTTGGCGCTTGAGGCGATTCTCAACAAGACGGAGTTCACAGGTGGAAAGATGAGAAGAATGAAGGTCGCTGCTGCTCCCGGTCATCGTGTAGACCGTGGGAGCAGGGGAGCATTGAAGTCTCGTAGAATGTCTGCACGAGAGAGAACGAGAAGAAAACTTGCTGCAATGAAAGGAAATATCAAGGCGAAGGGTAAGATGGTGTCTGGAAATAAGAAGAAAATCAGAGGCCAAAAACTCAATCCAAACAGTCCAACGGGGAAATTCTAATGGATAGTAAAGATCTAGACATGCTTCTGGAAGGTGTCGAATACAAGAAAAAAGAACTTGAGGAAGGTGTAACTCCTAGAGATCTATCGGATATGGCGGATCTTGTTGAGAGAATGGGATTCGATAACTTCGTTCTTGCCCTCCTAGACATGGTTCAGAGGGAAGGAGCGCCTGTCCAGGATTCAGAGGCAGTTGCGGACTATCTGCGAGAAATACTCAATCTTCAGAAACCAGAAGCCTAAATATTAGAGAAGATATCAGAAGAGGATAGAATATGCTAGTCGCTCCAACAGGTAAAGTAGGAAACCTCACAGTCGGTCGCATGATGACTGAGTTCATGTGCGAAGAACAAATCTTCACAGAGGAACGTGAAGGTTCTTGGTTTGTAGAAGGAATTTTCTTACAGGGTGACGTTCTCAACAACAACAAGCGTGTCTACCCAACCTCGATACTAGACGAGTCTGTAGATCAGTACATCCAATCCAGAGTCAACGGGAAGACTGCTTGGGGAGAACTAGGGCACCCTGATTCGCCAAAAATCAACTTAGATAAAGTTGCTATCTTGACCAACCAATTGGTTAAGAAGGGGAAGGATTTCTACGGCAAAGCTAAGGTATGCCATGAAGATTGTCCTATGGGAAAGATCCTTCGCGGTCTGCTCAAGACTGGAGGTAGGGTTGGCGTCTCCAGTAGAGGATTGGGAACGGCAGACAAGGGTAGATGGCAAGAAGAGGAATGCGATCTTGTTGACCACTTTGTTCTTCGAGCAATCGATGTGGTTGCAGATCCTTCTGCTCCCGACGCAATGGTGAATGCAATTCAGGAAGAGAAGATGTACATTCTTGATGATTCGAGTGGCGAAGTCACGGAATTGAATGAAGAGTCCTATAAGATATTCGAAAGTCAATTGAGAGTGCTTCCGGTCAAGAATAATGACAGGACTGAAAAGGTATTTACAGCAATGAAAAATTTCCTAAATAGCCTGAGAGCAAATACTAAATAAAAAGACGGAGAATCAAATGACCCGTTTGCAGGAACAATTAACCAGGATCGTAAAGTTCAGTTCCTTCTTTCGAGAAGAGACGAAAGAGGATGTAGACAAGGATCTTACGACAATTGACAAGTCATTGGATAAGGCAATTGATGAGAAACTGAACGAAGCGTTGGACTCCATTTTAGGAGATAAGTAAATGCCAGCAGTTTCACAAGCACAGCAAAGAGCAGCAGGAATGGCGCTTGCGGCAAAGAAGGGTAAGATGGACCCGAAGAAACTCAAGGGTGCCGCAAAGCAGATGTATGACAGTATGAGCAAGAAAGATCTAGAAGACTTTGCAAAGACTAAGAGATCCAAACTTCCAGAGAAAAAAGAAGAGGAAACTACAATGCTCGATAACGATATCCTCACAGAAGCACAAAAGAAGGAATTGAGAAAGATCATAGATTCTTTGGTTGAGGAAAGAGTCCAACAAAGGAACAAGGATTTTGTTGACAAGTATACCAAGTTTATTGTAGAGAGCGCAACTACAAAACTCGTTGAGAAGGTTAAGGTAGGACTTGTTGAGCGAATTGATGAAGAAATGAAGACAATTCGAAGCAAGGCAGAAAAGATTTGTCGTTCTGTTATTCTCGAAGCATCCACGAAAATTCACGAGACTAAGAAACAGCAACAGGAATTGGTGGAGAACTTCCGTGCAACTGCTCCTGATCTGATCAAGAATCTTGCGGAAGACAAGGCGAAGGAACTTGCTGCTGACGCAATCCAAGCAATTGCCGAGAAGGAAAGATTACAGGAAAGTCTCGTTTCTATAACGAAGGGAATGGAAAAAGCAGGGTACGTTATCAACGAAGATATTGACAAGGTGATTGAGAAAGAGAAAAATGAGAAGTTGATGCTTCGCACAAAACTTGCTCAAGCAAATCGAGATCTCAAACTCGCACAACTTACAGAAGGAATGCTCCCTGCGCAAAAGAGAGAAATGGAAAAACTTCTTGAGGATTGTACTACTTCTGATATGATCGAAGACCGCTTCTTACTTGCCAAGAAGAAGGTCATGGAATCGAAAGTAATTGTAGAAGAGGAAGTTCCCCAAGAAGTTAAGGAAAGGCAAGTAGAAGCAAAGAGACTTCTAGACGAAGAACAGGAGTTTTCAAGTTTCCTTTCTGCGGCTAAGAGAGTTGTTGCTTCATAAAAAAGTGGAAATTTTTTGAAGATTGTATAGGGACTTATACTAAATAGAGTTAGAAAAAGGTATTAATCTTTTCAGAACGGAGAAGAAGAAAATGGGTAAAAGTCAAGCACTCGATTTCAACACTTTGATTTCTGATCCAAGAGAAGAAGTTGTGAAGCGTTGGGATCGTGAAGGATTTCTTGAGGGCATTGACGACCAAGCAAAGAAGATCAATACTGCTCTCGTTCTAGAGAATCAGTTTGATTATCTTACTGAGGATGGCGGCACTTCGATTGCAGATGTGTCTGTAATGAAGAAGTTGACCATTCCTATGGTTCGTCGTGTGTTCCCTGGATTGATTGCTCACGATCTCGTTGCTGTCCAGCCAATGAGTGGTCCTGTCGGTCTTGCCTACGCTCTTCGTCGTCACCGTCTTTCACAATTCGGTGGTGTCGAGATTCGTGGCGTAAGTTCTGATCCAAGCGATTCGAACTATCAGGCATGTGTAGACCGTTATGCAAACATTGAGGGTGATGTGGATAAGGCACAACCAGATCCATCATGGACTGGACCTGTGACTGGATGGGCTGGCGAAAGAATCGGAGACGATTCTAAGTTGTTCGATAGTATCGATGGATGTGGTGGACCGACCACCTATGATGCACAAGAAGTCGGTATCAGCGTGATCTCAAAGGAAATCCGCGCATGGACGAGAAAACTCCGTGCAAGATTCCCAATTGAAGTCCAGCAAGATCTCCACGCAATGCACAATGTTGACATTCGTAGAGAGTTGACGGACGTTATGAGTTATGAGATCACCGCAGAAGTTGACCAGGAACTTCTCGCAGCAATCGTTAACCGCGCACAAGCGGGTGGTATGTTGACCTGGACTTACAACGCAACTGCTGATGGTCGTTGGCAGATTGAAAGATATCGTACCCTTATGACCATCATCAACAATGCTGCAAATGAAATTGCTGTTGCAAACCGTATCGGGGCCGGTAACTTTATTATCGCTTCTCCGCGTGTATGCTCCGTCCTAGAGTCACTTCCTGAGTTTACCATCTGGACTCAAGATGCGAAACTCAACACTCTTGGTACTCCTGCACCAAACGCCTTCATCGGCACAATTGGTCGTTACCGTGTCTACCGTGACATCTTCGCAAGTTCGAACTATTGCGTAGTCGGTTACAAGGGTAACAGCACCAATGACGCTGGAATCATCTATGCACCATATGTTCCAGTTATGTTTGATGAGGCAAAGGGTCCGGAGTCCTTCCACACGCACCTTGGAGTAATGACAAGATATGCACTCGTTTCCAACATGTTCGGTAGCGAAAATTATTACCGTTACATCACGGTCAACTTCACCGGAGACGTTGCAGATTCTACTGCTGGATCTCCTACCGGCGATCCTTTCAGTGGTTACGAGAGATCACCGAAGGAAGAGGAAGTTTCGAGCAATTGGGACTCCCAAGGTCCAACAGGTCCGTAAATCTCCTGAAACAAGCAGCATGACCTCAAAAGAGGAAGGGAAATTCAATCCCTTCCTCTTTTTTGTTAACTCCTTGGCCGCATAGCCTATAAATAATAGAGAACGAATATATCCTACCTTAGAAGAGGATTCAGATATGGCAGACAGATGGTGGGTTGGAGATCTTACTGACTCAATCAAAGATAACAATTGGGAAAATCCATACAATTGGGCTACTATCGAAGGTGGTGGTGGGGGTGCTGGTGTGCCTACCGCTGCTGATGATGTTAAGTTCAGTGCAAAGTCGAGTAATGAAGATTGCGTGATGACTGCTACAGTCAATGCGAAAAGTATTGCAACGTCATCGGTAGATACGGGTGGAACAAATGATTATACAGGACACCTTGATGCAAATGATCAAGATGTGAATGTTGCTGGAGATGTTTATCTAGAAGCGCCTGGAACTGTAAGTATGGGTTCTGGAACGTGGACAATCAGTGGTGATTTCACATTTGTTGATACAGGTATGACATTGAACTATGAAACATCGAAAGTAATTATGAATGGGGCAGGAAAAGTCATTGCTGGTTCTTGGCACAATGAATTGTATGAAGTACAGATTAGTGCAAATATTTCGGTTGGACCAACGTGTGCAGCAAGGACGGAGATCAATGGAAATTTGACTGTAGATGCCGGTTCTACATTGACTATAACAAACGAAGAATTTATGGTCAATTATACTGGAGAAATCTATTGCAATGGAACAATCACCGGCACCGATCAACTTGTTTCATCTTCAGCCGATATCATTATGGGTGCCGCAGGAGTCATGTCTATTTCGACAGTTTCTTGTAGAAATACTACGTTTGATAATACGGCTGGTGGAAACTATTCCCCAACAACGACCACATCAGCCCAAGATTCTAATTTCACCGGCGGGACATTCGGTGGAGCGTGGACGTTCTCCCAAGAAGCAAATGCGGATCGTGAAGTTACATTTAACGGAAATACGACATTCACTGGCGCATGTACGTTTGATCAGAATGCAGCAGGAAGTGATTATGAATTGATTGGCAATGCTAACGATGTGGAATTCCAAAGCACAGTAACATTCAATCAATCCGGTGGTGGTACATTTACATGGACTCCAGGTGCAGGAACGTGGACGTTCGGTGATGACTATGATCCACGCAATTTTACAAACTATAACTGGACAAGTTCGACTGTGAAGATGAATGGTGCGAATAAAACGATCTGGAATCCAAGTGTGCAGAGTCATGGAAACGTAATCATTGCCAATGATACAGACACCGGCAACTCGGTCACAGCAAAAGGACTCACTACTGTTGAAGCAAACCAGACACTCACAATCAGTGCTGGACATCAATATCGGGTGGATAGTTCTGCGAGTTGAATGTTGGAAGTAAAGTCGAATGCAAATATATCTGGAACCGGCCAATTGTCTATCACTGAGAATGCAGATATTATTGAGCAGTCTGGAACTATTGACTGTTCAACACTTCTCTTCCAGGGACCACACCTTGCAAACATCGTTGCTGCACAGTACGATAGTGCGACTGTAAATATCACACACCCATTTGCATACGCCGCAACATTCAGAGGCGCAGCAGGAACTTACACCTTCACTGGCAATGTTCAATTCTTTGCTCAAGGTGCAGGAACGTTCACTATTGATAATGCTACAAACAACTGTAACTTTGTATTCAAGGGAAATGTGGAGATTAATGAAGGTGCTGGAACATTGACATGGACAAAGGGAACCGGAACCATCACATTCAATGGTACAGGAACCCAAGAAGTACGACTCCTTAGCAAGAGTGTGGAAGATATTGTACAAAATACACCTGGACAAGTTTGTGAATACTATGAAAACTTCACAACCGAAAGTATCACGGTAACTGCTGGTGACTT